GTGTCCAGAAGATGTTAAAGTTTGATTTCCCCATCTTATTTGTATATCACTACCATTATAAAATCTAATATAGTTTTCTATACCTTGACCATTACCTTGTTGAAAAGCCCAAGTACCTATACTAGTAAAATTATCTGACTTTATCCAAACAGAAACAGCTTTAGTTAAGCCGGTTAAAGTTGAACTTGAACTTGGAGTTATATAACTATTACTTCCATTAAATTCAGCAGATTTATTTGCTAATCCACCTGCTTTAAAACACCAAGCAACGTAGTCTTTGTTAAGAGTATTAACTTCGCTTTTGTTTCTTTTTAAAGAGAATCCATCATCTTCAAAGTCAACAGTATTATTAGAACCACTCCAGTCTCCTTCTGACGAAGTTAAGTTAGAGTACAATACACTATCGTCTCCTCTAACAGAATCTAATAGTGCGTGATGGTCTACTGCATCTCTAACTTTAAACCATACAAAATCAGGTCTGAATCCGCAGGTAATATTATCTTGAACTCCACCATTCCCAGTATAAGTAACAGTATTAAAATGCTCTGATACTTTTGTAGTAGGAGTAAATTCAAAGTCGTGGGTATCATACCAAACATCACCAGAACCATCGTAAGAGTCTATATCACCTGCATCTAAATCTAAAATTAGGTTATCATTTTGCTCTACAGCTTCTTCAACTGCAGTATGTATTAATCTATCGTTAATCATTTATATGGAGTAGTTTATCACGTCTAATACGTTTGTTAATGCTAGTATCTCAGCATCTTTTAAATCATGCTCAGCTCTTATAGCAATTCTAGAATCTATCACACTTGTAGGAACTCCTTGACCTGTTTCGGATTCTCTGATAAAATACCAATCAGTATCCTTTAACTTGTTATGAGTACTAACTCTTAACGACTCTAGCTTATTAAATTTAGCATCTTCTATAGATGTTGAAGGTGACTTATCTTTTACGTCATAAGTAAAGAAGCCTCCTAACTCTTCTGAGCTACTTAAATGAAGATTATATATCTCTTCAGTCATTGAGTCATAACTAGGAGTTATAACGTCTAAAAATCCAAGCTCTTTAGCTTTATCTGAACTTATATTAAATACCAATCCATTAGCCGTCTTTAATGACTTAGGTAGTTTACTGTATTTTACTATTTTTCCTGATTCGTTTCTAGCTTTCATTATATGTGATTTGATATAGTTGCTATTATTTCAGAGCTTCCATTAGTTGAAATTAATTGAATAAAGTTTTTAGTAGCTGTTCCTGAGTAGTTTCCATTTAATAGTATTACTCCAGCTGGTAATGTTAACGCAAAGTCACCATTAATTACCAATGTCTTAGCTATCCCTGTAGTTACATTAGAGAAAGTTAAAGTAGTATCTACTGTTAAAGTTTTAGTAAACACTGTAGCAGTACTCCAATCTACATCGTCTGCAGACATAGCTGAAGCTTCAGTGAATTCAGAAGCTAACTTAGAGAAACTTATAGAGTCGTCCTTAACTTGCAGTCCATTTGTAGCGTCATCTTCTAAAGTAACGCCATCAACTACAACGCTTGTTATATCCGAAGCTAATGCTAATTCTACCCATGCTCCACTGTGAGCAAAGTACATTTTACCATCTGCATGAGAATGAGCTATTGCTCCATGATAAGTAGTAGCATCTGGAAATGCAGCTTGATTAGCAAAAAAGAAAGCTATCTTATTACCTCCAGAAGAGTCTATAATTCCTTGAGCCTCTAAGGAGCCTTCTAAGAGCATATCTCCAGCCGTCCCTAAGTGAATACCTAAAGCATTTCCTTGTCCGTCTGTAATCTCTTTTAAAGTACCTGTGGCTGTATTATTATCTACAGTCTTTAGTAAACCTTGATAACTATCCTTTATTTTGTTTCCGTTTAAACTTGCCATTTTTTATGTATTTATATATTCCAACCTCCGAAGGTTATATCTTTTACTGGTTTCATTTCGTCAGTTAATGTAACTGAATTGTATTCTGGGTATAAGTCAACTGCATGAAATCTCAAATGGTCAACCAATCTTCTAGCGTAATGATTAGCAACGTCTCTAGTAGCATCCTTCATATCGTTTATCTCATCCTGACTAGGATTGGTAGCGTTCTCTGAAGTCTTCTTGAATACTCCTTTATTACCTACAGTGTATTGACTAAATGGTAGGAACTCCATAAATGAGAATTGTATAAGCATTGGTTTGATATACGTTTCAACTAAAGTTAGATAGTCTCCAGATAGAGTACCTCCTACTATATCGTTTTGTAGTCTCTCATATAAGTTAGTACCCAATACTGTTTGCACGTGTATATCTTGAGCTATATTTATAAAGTGTATTACTTTATCTAAGTCAATGTTTCCAGATAGTGGAGTGTTTTTTACTAAGTCCTGCTTAGTTATGAATAGTGCTTTCATTATTTCTTTTTAGGTTTAATATAGTTTGGGTGATGTCCTCTATCGGCTCTATCTATTTGAGCCTCTGCGACTCTTTTAGATTGTGGCTTAGCTTTGTACCCTTGTCTTTTAGCTTCGTTTACATTTATTTTTACAGTACCATTTAATCCGTCTCCAGAATAAGGATTACCATCTTTTTTAATTCTCTTCTTATAGATGCGTCTCTCCCATCCGTGATAACAGTTGACACCGCCCTTATGCATCCAAATTGAGTACGCTGAGCCATTATGACCTAACTCAGAATTCATACCCTTCATTTTACGGATATCTTCTTTTCTGTACACTTTATTAGCAGCTTCTAGTGTTCTACAGAAATCTCTAGATGACTTCTTACCGCTAGCTGACTTTTTACCACTTCTATGAACGTAAGCATATCTTACTTTAAATAGAGCTGTATCTTCAGAACTCTTCTTCATAGCGGATAAATTAACTGACTTATTTAAATAAGACTCCCAGTCTTCACCCTCTTCTTCTTCGTTATCTACTTCACTAGAAACAAGCTCCCACTCATCATTAACATCCTCTCCTACAGTTTCTAAGTGCTTTAACCATTCATTCTTTTGAGCCTCAGAGGATAGGTTAGTAGCTTCCCCCTTGGCTTTCTGCTTTCCCTCTTTATCATCTTTAGAGGTTTTTCCTTTAACTCCAGTTCTTTCTTCTTTCTCTTCACTTGTCTCACTTTCTTCAGCATCGTCCATGAACTCAATAGGCTGTATTGTTATAAAGTACATTTTATCTTCATACCCTTGACCTTCTAGAATCTCTTCTAAAGCGTCTATGATTTCTATCTGAAATGGTCTTATTACTGTAGAGTTAAATAATTGACTAGAGGTCTGTATCTCTTCAGCATTGTTACCTAATCCAGAAGTTCCGCTTTCTTTAATACCTAAAAGCATTGGACTTGTAATTCTATGCCCTACCAAAATTTTAGCTCTAGCTTCGTCTGCTAAGTACTCATAATGAGAAGGTGCATCTGTTAGAGGCATATCTTCTACAGTAGTCTTATTATCCTTAGAGTCGTTAAAAGCAACTATAACCTTTTCTCCTCTAGCACCTGTAAGCTTTCTCTTAACATCTCTAGTTATGATTTCTCTCTCTTCTTTGGAGGGAGTTCCGTTATTAAAGTTAATTACTTTGCTACCAGAAAATCCATGCTCTATATCATTTAAGTGATAATCAGATATTTGACGCTCTAATTCACAGTATCCTAAAGCTCCAGAGTAATCTACAGGACTAAAGTAAGTATGTCCAGATAAGTAAGGTTTTATAATATATAATTCAATAGACTCTTTAGATTTTCCGAAACATGGAATTTTAGTTAACTTGTCAGTATTCTTATAATTCTTCCAGTCTGGATGATAGTAGTAAGATTCTATTTCACCCATCTTATTAGCTTTAGCTGGTCTTAAAGTATGTATTGGGAAATGTCTAACTTCTTTAGCTTTTCTACGTCCTCCTTTACCTGAATAAATAACTTGAAGAGCACATTGTCCTAGAAGTTTTCTTTCTAATATAGCTTTCTTTAAATCCTTCTGCTTTATTATCTTATGAAGTGCCTTCACTTCTGCAGAGTCTGACTCTTTTTCTAATATAGATAAACCTTCTCCGTATATGTGTTCACTAATGGATTTAACAGCTGCAGAATGTGTAGCAGAGTGCAAGTAGGTTTCTATAAGGAATGAGTAGTAGTCATTATCTTCTCCATAAGTTACAAAGTTCTTCCTTGTATCTATTATGGCTTGAGGTGTCTCATAAGAGCTTAAGTTAATTACGTCAATCATTGTTCAAATATTATATAATCGTTAGTAGTGGTATTTTTAGTATATTGGTTTTCATTTATAGTGTAAGCGTCCACCGATTGAGATGACACAAAGAACTCTCCTTTGTGAAGCTCGTTAGAGCCTTCTTTAACAGTAAACGTATATACTGAATCTTCATTTAATCCAGAAAATGTAGCAGATACGGCTGTATAATATCCAGCTGAAGATAGAACTGCAGATGCTGTATTTTCTAATTCAGTTCCTTCTTCTATGTATTCTATAACTGCATTAACATCAGATGTTATATTAGTTCTAGATGTTATGGCAAAAGTCTGAGCGGTTTCAATGTTATCTAGTTTCAACATTTTATATAAGTCTTTATTTAAAAACATATTAGCTCTACTTGTGTAAACAAAAAAACCCCTGTATCTCTACAAGGGCTTTAAGGCTTAGTAGTTGTGTAAAATTACACTCCTACAGTAATAGCGAAATCAGTAGCTAAGTCTCCAGTATAAAGCTTTGCAAGACCTTTCTCTGAGGCTACGAAAGATAATTCGTATCCAGATTTGTCTCCCATTGCAGCACCTGTAGAAGTAGTAGCTGTCATTTCTGCTCCGTAGTCTTCACCCATTACAAATAGGCTCCCGTTATTATCTTCAACGATAATATGAGGACGTCCGTAAGCTAACAATTTTACTTCTTTGTTAGTAGCAGCATCTTGCTTTTTTAAAGAAACTGTTAAAGTTTGCTCAGCAAAAGTAGTTCCGTTTTCACGGCTTGAAGTTAAGCTCTGCTCAAAAGTAGAACCACCTCTTAAATCGTATTTGTAGGCACTTGGAGTAGATGCACCGATAGCTGTAATAGCCTCATCAGTAGATGTCCATCCAGCAGCATCTCCGAAATTTACGAAGTATACAGCTGTAAGTCCACCCAACTGGTCTTTACATCCTTCCAAACGTCCTAATGAAATATCACATGACATATGTTTAAGTATTTAAGTGTTAGTGAGTTAAACAGCCCAAGTTAATGAGCTGTCCTTCTCTAAAAAATTAATTATGCGTTCTCTCTTAGAACCAATTCAGAACCGATAGCATATTGTACCGCTCCTTTGAATCTCATTACTACACGTACATTCTGAGA